GTAGCAAACCAGCGTTTTTCATGCCCTACCATGTAGATATACGTTTTTGTCCATTTGAGAATATGCTTTAAAAGCGGGGAGCGTTCCTGCCACTTCGCTACTTCGGACCACAAAACATCATGGAGCTGCTGCTTCGTTGGTGCCGTTGCCACAACTCTCGGATAAGGAAAACAAGTCAAAAACCATAAAAGAGCTACCGCTTCCATACCTGTCTTCCCAACACCTTGACCGGATTTTATAGCAACTTTGGGCGTTTCTGCCAAATCTTTAAGGGCCTCCTGTTGCCAAATGTCCGGCTCAAACTTCAACACTTCTTTCGCAAAAAGTATGGGGTTCTTCTGATACAAAGGAATTCTCTCCTTAAAGAATCGGCGGCGCAAAATGACAGCGTTTGCATTCATTCATCACTGCCCCCTTCCTGGTCTTCCCCCATAATGCTTGCTATCCAATCATCAACAAGCTCATTTCCCTTTCCAGCTTCATCCAGCTTTCTGTTCTCTATCCTCAGACGGATTAAAGAATCAATGGCTTTTGTCTTTTTGGACTGAACGCTTGTAAGTTCTCTTTCAAGCCGTGCCACCAGATCTATTGCCGCTCCGGTACTTGTCTGGATGCTATGCCGCTCCCCTGGAAGCCGCTCTCCCTTCTTGACCTTTTCCTGGACAGCAGTTTTATAGTTTTCTTCTTCCTCCGGTGTCTTGAATTTCCGCTTTTCTTCAAAACTCATAACACCAGATACATACTGGCCGCCCTTTGCCTCTGTATACTTGTTGATTGCTTTCATCAGGCGGCGCTCCCTCACTGCGAAAAGTTGTATCTGCTCCATAAGCAGAGCTTCCTCACTATCAGGAGTTCCCTCAATCATTTCCTGTTCTTCATCAGAAAGGACATCCCAGTACACAGCAGAATAGCCCCCATGCTTCAGAGCATTTTTATTTCCGTCCGGGGCACCGGAACCCTCTGCATTTTTATTTCCTTTTGGCGGACCTGGTTTCCGAACGTTCGCTTTTTTCTTCCCTTCTTTCTTTTCCGAACGCTCGCTTTTTCTTTTTCCCCTATCATCCCATTTTTGTGTACTTTTCCAGCGCCGAACCGTACCTTCTGGTACTTCCATTTTCTTTGCTATATCAACAAGTTTCATGCCAGAGCGATACATCTTTTCGGCTTCAATGCTGTTGGGACTTCTCGCCCTTGCCATTTATCACCACCTCGCTATTTGTTTGTTTCGGATTTTGCCGGTTAAGGCAGGAGCGCTCGCCAGCGTTCCGTATGGTTTACATAATTCATATTTTAGTGATATATTCAGCATTGCTGTAACAGTCAGTTCCCTTTGCCATCATAGCCAGAAAGTCATCTTTTGTGAAATCAGACAACCGGAATACTTCTTCTGGCTTCATCCCGAGTTGCTGTCCAATCTCTTTTATAGATTTCCCTTCTCCAATCAGCCTTTGTACGATAGCTTTCATCGGTTCCAGCAAATGTACACCTCGCGCCCTGTTATGGGTAACAGTACCATATACATACAGGCTTTCATCAAGCTGTGAAACAATCACAACCGGAACCTTTCCCTCTGACCTCTCAAAAAGAGTCTTCCGAGAAGTATCATATCCCAGCTTCACCCATTCTTCGTCTGAAAACTTAGGAACAAATGTCCACTTTTCTCCAAAAACTGTATACCGATGAAATCCATCAATAATTGTCATATCCGGCCTGCAGACAATTGGAAGAGTAAACCCATTCACAAATATGGAAGTTGTCAGCAGTTCCAAGTTTTGCCTCGAAACTCTGTTCGGGTTGTAATCATTCGGAACCAGCTCTTTTCTTTCTACCCATCGCAAATTTTTCAGTGGATTCCATAACTTATCCATTATTGCATTCCTCCTTTGCGGCAATATTATACTTTGAATACACATGATGATATATGGCCCGTAGATTTCTCAGCTTCGGATCGCCTCCCATTAAACTCTCATAAAAATGCTTCAGCTCCTTATCATCTATAATCTGCATGGCAGAGAGATAAAAGTTCCGGTAGCTTTTTGCTACTTTCCTCTGATGTTTTCCAGGGAAATACCGTTCTATATCTGAAAACAGCCTATGCAGTTCCGCCCGATAATCCTTATTGACCGTTTCCCCTTCCAGTTCCTTTCGTGTCTTTCCATTCCTGCCAAACATTTCTGTATCCCAGTATAATGCTGCCAAATATGCGTTTGATTCTCTTTTGATTATGGAATCTAACAAATTTGGATAATATTCGTTCATCTTCACAAGCGATCTCGCTGTGTCGATAGAAAAAAATTGTGAAACCCGAAGCTGACTCTTGTTAAGACCTGCCTGCCACATATACAGATAAACATTCGGAATATTTACACGATTTTCATGTAAATAACGCCAGACATCTCCATTTTTCCAATCATAAATCGGATAAATTTTTTTCCGGCCACAGGAATCTTTCCCTCGTACAGTGATTTTCGCAAAATTCTGTAATCTTTGCAGGGATTCCGCAGTTCTCACTCCTACCAACGTCATACCGGCAGCACACTTTTTATCCAGAAAATCCTGATACGTGTCCATGCGCTGCCTTAACATGGGATGATTCCGAATTGCAAAAGAAGGCGGCTTCCTTACCCAGCAATCCGCCTTCTCACTATCCCAGCATATAAAAGATTCATCATTTTCCAACTGATTAAAACAGTTGAAATGACGAACCTCCATGCAGTACCATTCAAACTTTGCCCCTACCACCAAAAATTTTCTCCGCCATTCTTTGACAGTGTTTTCTATGCATGGGAATATAGCTTCTTCATCTATAAATTGAACAATAAGCTGTTCTGCAGAAACTTCCCCATGTTGTATCAGTTCCAATACCAGATGCCCCAAGCACAAACTGTCCTTCCCTCCTGAAAATGACATATATACCATCAAACCATTATGGAAAGCATTCCGGATACGGATTTTCGCCGCTTCCACAACACTGATCGTGCCCTGGCATCTCTTTATAGCCATATCCTCCGGCCACAATTCGGGCAAATAACAAAATTCCCTTCCAGCTCCGCTGCTTTCTCATTCGTCTGCGGTTCCTGAATCACCCTGCCCTCTGTTAGTGCCGGTTCGTTTTGGCTAGATACAGAATTTCCGTATGCTGCCTTCTGTCGTTCTTCAAGCTGTTTCATTTGCTTGATTTCATCATCATCCAATGTTCCATATTCACAAATCTTCTTGGTTACTTCCTCTGCATCCGAAACCATCTGCCGCAAAATATCTTCATCAAATACAGGAATATCCAAATCATCTTTCAATTCTTCAAAAAATTCATTCAGAACTTCCAGATTTTCTACACCCAGATTAAATATCTTGTTATCGGCAATCATAAGTTTCTTTTTCTGTGTCGGTGTAAGATTCTTTAACTGATAAACATCCGCCTCCTTCTCGCCCATACGGAGCATTGTGTCATATAATCCAATGCCGGCCAGAATGGTTCCACCCTCGTCTACAACAATAGGCCGTATCTGCCCGAACATCCGGACACTCCGTTCATACTCCTGAAGCTGTTTCTCCGTGTGCATTCTCACGTTTTTATCTGGCTTTTTCATCTCTGCCAGCTTCATACGGGTAACTTTCATTTACAATCTCCTTTCGATTTCTCGAAGGAGCTACACATGATACCCGTCTGCAAACGGGATTATTTTGCTTTAATAGATTTCAAAAACTTTTTCGCGCCAGGAAATTTTTTTGCGGCTTCTTTAACAATCCCTGGATCAATCTGATATACTTCCGCCCATCCCTTTTCCTCTGATCCAGTCCACTGACGGGCAGGCCAAGGGTGAGTGCCACACAGATACCCATTGGGCCACCTGTAAATAGGTGGCAAAGGCACATTATAGTAATGGATATATGCTAGAACTGCTTCATGTTTCCATCCAGCCAGAGGACTGTAACGTGTTATCCCCTTACTGTCTGTATAGATATTTCCTCTCTTTCCGCAGTAATTCCCATCCGCCCGGCGGCGCCCCAGTAATATCATATCCAGATCATGGGCTTTATAGTACTTTGCTTGTGCTTGATGCTGCACTATGGAAAACCACCGGGAAGCGGCTCTGCTGTCTGCGGGGAAAAGCATTTCTGTATGTTTTTCCAGCCAGCTTATATCCTGTCTGGTATTGATTATTTCCAGATTTTCTGGTTTATGCTCTAAAATCCATGCAAGAAAATCTGGATATTCCAGGTTGCAAATGCCGATCATGCATTTTGTAACATCTGCCTGTCGGCATATCTCTCCAAGTACCAGACTGTCTTTACCACCTGACCATGCATAAGCAGCCTTTTTCCCGACTGTCTGCATACGAATTTCATTTATCGTATCCTCTACCATTTTATCCAACTCTGCCCTGGATACGAGTTCCTCTATTCTGTCAACAGCCGCCAGCCAATCTTCATTTTTTATGGACTGTTTTCTTCCGAGTATACTATTCATGATACCTTACCTTCCCTTTTGCTTATTAAAACTGCCGCAAAACCGCTGGAAAGGAATGTAAGCAGACTTCCAATAGTTTTATATACTACATGATTTAAAATAGCTCCACAGGCAAATACAGGAATACCCAGGCATAATGCAATAATTACCCCTGCTATAATTCCACTAGCCTTTAAATTTACTCCTCTTAATGTCATAACTGTTGGAAGCAAAGTAGAAGCTCGTAAAGTTCCATAAAAAAGGAACAGATGAGTTACTGTTAATCCAGGGATATTTGCTATCCCAATTCCCGCCGCAAGAAGCATAAGCATAGCTGCTTTGGTTATTTTCAAATTATTGTCCTTTACAATGTCTGTTGTGAGGGAAGATACTGCACATAAATTGCTGTCCACCGTGGATAGCAAAATTTTTCTTTAAAAAGGCTGTAAATTCCTATATTTTCATACCTTTTTATTATCTAAATCTATGATTTACACCATCATTGACACCAATACAGAAAACTACTGGCAGCAGGCATCTATCCAGACACCTCCTGCCTGCAGCTCTTTCCTCTATGAAGCTTAGAACTGATTTGCGATTTTCTTGATTTCTTCCCTTTCTAATTCTGCAGTTACATGAGTATAGATATTCATGGTTACATCAATATCTGTATGGCCAAGATAGTTCTGTACTACTTTCGGCGGAATTCCTCTCTCCAGCCCCCTTGTTGCAAATGTATGACGCATTGCATGAGGACTAAAATACTCCATAAAAAGAGCCTCTCTGTGTCCCGCTTCTGCTGCAGCTATTTCCTCCTCATTCATTTTAACTATTATTTCCCTGATAAATTTTGCTACAGTTGCTCTCCAAAGTGGTTTTCCAACTGTAGATGTAAACACCAGATTTTCCAATCCTTTAAGTGGCTCCCATTTATCACCAAGTTTCATACGGAGTTTTACTTGTTCAGCCTTATGTTTTTTAAGCCTTTTCCCAATCTCTGGAAGCATTGGAACCGTTCTCCTGCTGCTGGCTGTCTTTGCAGGTCCTTTATGGAGTTCCATTCCTGCAATGTTAATCATTGTCCCATTGATATGAATTTCCATTTCCTTAAAGTCAATATCAGTCCATTCTAGGGCTGTAATCTCTCCAATCCTCATTCCGGTAGAAAATCCTAGATAAAAAATATCAGCATAGAAAGGTTTTTCCCTTTGCGCATATTCCAAAAACCACCGTTGCTCCTGCTCTGTCAGTGCTCTTTTATGTATACTCTCTGTTTTTTTATCTTTCGGAAGAAATGTCCGTTCTACAGGGTTTAAAACAATCATGCCATTCAAATATGCCTGGCGGAATAGGAGGTTCATAAGTGCTTTGACTTTTCCAATATATCCTATAGAATAATTATCTCCTCTCATTTGGTTTAACAATTTCTGAAGATGTTCCGGACGTACTGCTTGCAGCTTCATTTTTCCAATATGGTTTCCAATATGTCTGTAATAGTGCTTATAACTGACAAGTGTACTTTCTCTAACAATATTTTCTCGATACTCTTTGAGCCAAGTTTTATACCATTCATCTACGGTTATTCTGTCTGGTTTTGCATAGATTCCATGGTCAATCTCATATTGGATATCCCTTAATTTCCTCTCAACTTCTTTCCGAGTTTTCCCATAGATGGTATATCGTTTTCCATTTAGTGTATATCTTGCCTGGTAACGTCCATCCTTTCGGATACTGATTCCTTTTGGTAATTTCTTTTCTGCCATACTTGCTCCTCCTATCTTTGACCATGGCAACAGATACTTTCCCATGGCCTTAATAGATAAAACTGTTGCCTAGTATTGCATTTATGGATATAATATAAAATGCAATACTAACCCTTATCATGCGTTATTGTGTTGCAGTCTCCGGTTAGTTGCAGCTTTCCGGAGACACTTTCAGTTTTTGATTGCCCATCTGGTTTTCTTTATTTTCCTAGAGTTTCTAGTTTAACTGTTATGCCATTTTACCTCTTTTGACTAAAAGAATATTATGCAAATCTATTTAAGAGTAAATCAAGGTATTGAATGACTCATTATACTACTTATACTACCATTTATAACTTAGCTTCTCTATTTTCATTACACCATTCATCAAATAATACTCTGTCAAATAATATCTTCTTCCCGTTATGTTTTATTATGCCAACTCTTTTTCCAAATTTATAAGCGGCATCCCTACCTAATCCAGAATAGGTACAGAACTCTTTAACATTCAAAAGCCTTTTCTCTGCTAAAGGCAATTTATCCTGAGATGTTCCATCGTCCAATAGAAAATCAGCATTTTTCATCTGCTGATAATATGCAGCCTGTATTAACCCTGCTACATATAAGCTTCCTTTTTGTTTTACTTTCTTTTGAAGACCTGTAAGAATCCATTTGGCTTCCTGAATCCCAATATTCAAATCATCTGCAATATCCTCCGCTGTCATAAATAATTTTTCCAAGTGTTTTCTCCTTTTCTTTGTAGCTGTTATTCTCTCTGATATTGGCTTACTATAACTATTTACTCCTGTAGTAGCAGACTATCAGCGCACCCCTCCTTTCATTCCTTCCATGCAGAGGTTCATTGCTGTCTGAAACCCTCTGCGGAATCCTCTTTCTTCTGCTGCATTGCCATATTCATTCGCAAGACAAAGGATTGTATCTTGAATTCTAAAAGAATATTTTTCATCTTTCAAATAATCTATCAATTTTTTAAATATCCTTGTTTCCTCATGGCTCTCTTGTCTCCCTTGTGGATTTAGATATGTAGGAATCTCACATAGAAAACCGATGATATCTTCCTTTGATTGCCTGTCCATTTTCAAACGTTCCTCTTTATCCAGCTCCAACATTTTTTCATAACTTTCTCTGCTAATGGATACCGCTTTGTAAGCGGCTCCACTGTGTGTTTTCAGCTCTTCACCCTGCATTTTTGCATTACCTCCTATAATTTTACATCTGATTATTTTTTCCTACTGCTATATCTCTGTCAATAAGTACATTGATATACTGCTTTGCTGCTGCTTTTTTTACCCTTTTCTGTTCTTCTTCCTGGTTACGATATTCTGTTCTCCCAAACAAATAATCTAAAGAAACATCAAAATACTCTGCAATTTTTAAGGCACTCTCGATACTCGGAACACTGAGTCCTGTTTCATAATGAGAAAGTGCTGAGGAAGAAAGTCCTATATCCTTGCCAAGCTGTCTACAAGAAATCTTATATTCTTGTCTTAGTTGTCTAAGTTTCAAAATCATTAGTCATCTCCTTTCTGTGTACTATTTGTACACATTTATTATTATAGTGTCCTATTAGTGTACTGTCAATACTTTTTATATTTTTTTGTTTCTCTTTAAGGCACAAAATGTTATACTGTATCATATGGAGGTAAAACTTATGTTATCAAGGATTAAGGAACTACGTACAGAACAAAATCTATCACTTCGGGAACTGGCTTCTAAATTAGGAATTTCCTATACTTCTCTTGGCAAATATGAGCGTAATGAACAGCAACCAAGCTTTGAAACCTTAGAAAAAATTGCTGATTACTTCCAAGTGTCGATTGATTATCTTCTTGGTCGGTCTGATAACAGAACATATGATAATTTGGTCTTTGATACTGATATGAAACATCTCAAAAAGGCTTTCAATAATGCTCCAGCTCTAGTAAAAAGCCATTTTACCAATATTATTGATTCTGTATTCGTGCTCTCTTTCGGAACCCTAAAAGATGGGAGCGATATTGAATACATCAAATTGATAGAACAAATATTCGACTGCCTTTTAAAAATCCATCAGACTGGATTAAATAACTTTATCCTTCCCCCTACTTCCAAAGAAATAGATACTAAGTATCAACTTTTCCTTTCAAAACAGGAGGAATTAAATAACCTCATAAAGCAGTTATTTTATTATTCTAACTGGAATGACTTTTCCCAAAAAGATTAGCTTAATTGTTTTTGCCAAAATCCTTTTATTGCTAATATTTGGGATAAGTACAAGTCGGCAGCAGGTAACTATACTACTTGAGTGTTCCAGCTTCGGCCCGTTTTCCAGACTATTAGCCAGGCAATTCCATCACGAAGTTCATTCACCCATTCCTTTACGATTGTATAAATCTCTGTCATGTATAAGCCTCCATTCCTCCTTATGATTATTTGTACCAATCTTCTTTTCTTACTTAGCTTATATCTGAGTTTAGGGGCCTTTTATGTACTTAAATAGGCAATCTCTTGAAACTGCTCCACTCTTGTCTTACAAGCTGAATATACCTCCTTATAAGGCTTCCCTTGCTGCATACATTCTCTTAAGACCTGCTCAATAATATGCTCTATCAAAGAGAGATTGTTTAGCTGTTGTACTGTTGCGTTCTCCCTGCTGGAAGTAATCCCCGCTGCCTTGTTCGCCAACCTGGTAAAGCTGCAGTAATATTTCTCAGCATGTTGGCTCCCCTGCTCCTTGGCATAGGCGACAAACTCTTTAATATACTCTGTTTCCAGTAAGCGACTATCCTTAGTCTGCTGCCGTGTTTGCTGCCAGTATAACCGCTGAGGCTTTCTAAAATAGTTCTTCACTAGCTGCCGCTGTACTTGCCAGGCTAAGTCATCAGTAAAGGACTTTACAAACATGAGATAGCCGCTTTCGGTAAATAAATAGGTTCCTGCATTATTGATTTCGGCTGTACGAATTTCATACGTCTGAATGTCAGCAGGTTTTACAAAAAAGAAATCTTCTCCTTTTAAGAAGTGCTTTTTGTTGGTATTAAAATTTCTTCTTGCTTGCGACTGACCCACTGATATGCTATAATCGATGCTGATCGGTTCATGTGGTGTGTTCTCGATTACTGCCCCTGCCGGAGTGGCTGCTCCGACAAGGGCTTTTACTTTATGCCGTTGTGAATCTTCGGCTACTACTCTGCTTCGTGTACTGGCTGTATACATCCGGAAGAGCTGCTTTCAATGCTTTGCTGTCCAGGCGGCTGCTGATGACTTCCTTCCAGCGGGCGATCCTCCCGAATGCGGAGATTTCATCAACTCCCTTTTCCTCCATATCCGCCTTGATCTCATTCCTGATTTTCTCGGCCTGCTCCTCCAAGGCTTTCTGCTGGGCTGCAATTGCATCCAGCTTCTCAATACGGTTCTTCAACATTCTTTCTGTCATGGTGTGTTCTCCTTTCATTCGGTCATGCCCTGGCAGGCTTTTAAGCATCTAGCGGCTTATGCGGCATCTCAATCTCCCTTATCCTGTTTCCCAGTGTTATGTGGTATTCTTGCTTTCCCTTTCGGTACTCCTGTCTACCTTCGCTTGACCTGTTTTTAATTTTTAAAGAAAATCTTTCTATTTATTGTTGTTTTCTTTAACTTTCTAAATACATATTAGCACCTTTTTCTTTAGCTGTCAATGCTTTTTCTTCAACTTTTTAAAGATTTTATTTACTTTTTTTCATAATGTGCTATAATAGAAATATCAAACCAGAAAGCGAGGTGGCATGTAATGATTAAATACTATAAATTATTAGATACTCTCAATCGTCGCTCTATGACAAAGGAGGATTTGCGTCAGCAAATTGGTATATCATCAGCAACCATGTCTAAAATATCAGCGCATAAGGCAGTATCTTTGGATGTTATTGATAAAATATGCTGTGCTCTTAATTGCCAGCCAGGAGATATTATTGAGTATGTTCCGGCTGCTCGTGCGGAATCTTAGGAGGCATTTATGGACATATCCAAGCGTTATCGTATCGAACTGAACAAAATCAGCAACCATTTAGCAGATCTGGAGAGAGGGCATATCTACGAGCTTACCAAAACTCCCTGAACACCATCCTGTGCTACCCTGGCCCAACATCTGAAAGAGGACGTCGCAGTTCTGCTTGACCTTATTGAGAATGACAAACCGGGCGTGGCTGAAAAAGTAGCAGAAACATCCAAAAACATATAGTCGGAAAGGAGCATTACCATGTTTGATATTAACAATATTTCATTTGACTGTAATTCTGAGATGCATATTTGCATTTGCCCTTGTAATTCACCGCAAAACGCAGAATATTTAGTGGCTAAATATCTTAGAATATCAAGAATGCTTTCGATCACCGGCAACATGTATCGTAAAGGAGCAAATGCATATATAGAGGCATACCTCTATAATGATGTTGCCAAAATTGCCAGCTACATCAATGCAAACTACTTTATGCCGCCTTTAGATGTGTATGTATTCTATGGCAGCAGTCAAAATGGTTTAGAGAACAGGTGGTGTGTAGGACTTGATATTACCAATGCCTCACAACTCATTGATCTTCTCAACAGGCAAGGTCCTCTTATAAATGCTGATAGCTCTCCTCAAAACTGGTCCGATAAAAATGGCGTATCATATTCCGTTGTTATGCTTACCGGAATATTGAAGCAAGAGCAATCCGAAGAACTTGAAAAAAGCGTTAATCTCTGCCTCACTGCAATTCACAATATTACCGCCAGAAAATTCACTGTTCACACTATACAATAGTTGTCCGCAATCCGCTGTCAACGGTATCATCTGGCAGTAGGTGCACATACTATCCTCAATATGATTTCCCTTTTGTATTTATGCGCACATTTTATAAGTATAGCTATTGATATGCGCACAAAACAGGAGTATAATAGATAATGTAAGGAGGGCAGGAAATGACAGCACGAGAAATTCTTAAAATACTTCGTAAAGATGGATGGTATGAAGTAGATCAAGACGGCTCACACAAGCAGCTGAAGCATCCTACCAAACCCGGAAAAATCACTGTGGCGGTACACGCCGGCAAAGACATAGCACCGGGAACCCTTAACAACATACTGAAGCAGGCGGGGCTGAAATAAGCCCAGCCTGTAAGATTCATGATAGATAGAAAGGAGCGGATACTATGTTGAATCTGACTTATCTTGCAGTATTGGAACCCGGAGAGGACGGCAGCTACAGCGTTTCTTTTCCTGATCTTCCCGGCCGGAGAGGACGGCAGCTACAGCGTTTCCTTTCCTGATCTTCCCGGATGCTTCAGTTATGGAGACAATCTGGCAGAGGCACAGCGGATGGCGGAAGAGGCTGCGAGCCTCCACGTATACGGAATGGAGCGTGATGGTGACGAAATACCCACGCCTTCCCTGAATCTCTCCAGGGAAAGTACTGATGGCAATGTGGTGATGTCTGTCACAATCCACCCTGACTTATACAGGGCCAAACGCGACAATGAGCGCATCAAGACAAACATCACCCTTCCAGCATGGCTCAAGCGGATTGCAGAAGAGCAGAAGGTCAATTATTCCCGTCTTTTGGAAACTGCCCTAATTGATTATCTGCAGCTTCCAAAACAGGGCGGGATGTAAATCCTCCCTGCTTCCAGCGAGGCCACTGAAAAAGTCCTTTTCTACAGAAAGATACCGCAATATATTTATATGATATTTAAAAATATACAAGATATAGGGGTAAAATTTTATATTCAATTACTTTTTCAGTGGCTTCCTTCCAGCAAAGGAGGCTGAACCATGAAATATATCTATACCGCAACATTCGTGCCCAATGAGGACGGAACCAAATACTACTGCAGAGTGCCGGATCTTCCCAGATGCATTACAACCGGCAGCAGTATTGATGAGGCCATTGAAATGATTACCGATGCCGCCAGCGGATGGCTCGTTGTGGCCGAGGATGAGGGGAACGAAATTCCTGCTGCCACCCCACAACATAAGCTGGATATCCCAGACAATGCCACTTGCTCCATCATCCGCATTGATACATTCGCATACCGTGCGGCAACTGATACTAGGGCAGTCCGCAAAAATGTTTCGCTTCCTGCATGGATGGCTACCCTTGCAGAAAAGCGAGGAGTGAACTGCTCCCAAGTTCTCCAGGATGGACTTATGCAGCTGCTTAATGTCAGCCATACAAGATAAGGCTGATTCAACCAATGCACAGAAGGAAATAACCATGCGACAGGAATATCCCACAGAAGAAATATCCAATGCAGAAACCATATCCTCAGTGGAGGAGCTGGAAAACAGCGGCGGTATATTATTCACCGGAAGTACAGAGGTTCTGTTTACCGAACTGATGGAGGAATAGCCATGAGGATTTGTTCGGGTTATAGTCAAAAAGAAAAGGCATGTGCTCCCCTGCATGTGCCTTTTGCTCTATTTATTTACTTTTTATTGCCTCACCTACTGCCAATCTTGTAAATATATGACTATTCTTTCGTCCTTTCTTCTAGCCATTCTTCAAAGTTTCCTTTTAGATTTTCTTCGACATATATCTTTTTCATAATCTCATATGCGTCTAAAGGATTAGTTCCATATTCGCCTATTATAATTTTATTCATTTCATTAAAACAGTTCAATGAATCTTGATACTTTCCATTCATCATATATATTTTACCCAACTCATAATAAGATGCCATAATAGCAAAACTACTTATTGTTGGCAAAGTTTTTCTAATTCTTAAACATTTTTCATATAGTTTTTCTGCTCTATCATACTTTCCTCGTGCAGAATAGCTGTTTGCATAAGAATAATATTGTGCTGCAAGGTCATACTGATTTTTATTTATATTTTCTTCAATATCTAGTATTTTTTCATATAATTTCTCTGCTTTTTCGTACTCTCCCTGTCTACTATATAATCTTACCAAAGATTTATAAATATTTGCAATAACAAAATAATCCTTCTCTTCTATAGGCACATGCTCTAAATTTCTTAAAATTTCTTTATATTCCTTTTCTGCTCTTTTAAAATCACCCAAATTCTCATGACTAAATGCTAAATTGCCGTAGGTATTCAAAGTAATGGGATGATATTTTCCTAATATATCTTTACAAACATCAAAGGATTTCCTAAGCCAGTCCTCAGCTTTCTCAAATTCTCCTATACGTTCAAAGAACAAGGCAATATGCTCTATAAACTCGCTATAAACTATTCTTTGTCTAAAGTCTATTTTTTCAAACAATTTTATTGCAAATGGAATAAATGGCAAGCATTCAAATGTAGATAGCATCGGTTGTTCAATACTTTCTTCACATCTTTCTATTAATCTAATATGTTTTTCCATTCTTGGCTTACATTTTTCATAAATAAACTGTGCAAATACTGGATGTAGAGCGTAACTCTCCTGCTCTATATCAAGCTGTAGCCATCCTTTTTGATATAACCCCATCAGGATATCAGCATCTTCATCTACTCTCGCATCTGCAAGCAGCCATTTATTACATGTTTCTGCTGCCAAAGGAATATACGGAAATACAGAAAATGCCTCTAAAATATTCTGCTCCGCTTCCGTCAATTCAGATAAATCATATAGCATTTCATAAGATTTCTGAATATTAACAATTTCCCCATTCTTATGAAATGCTAGGCAAAATCCTTTTTCTTCCAGCTTCTCACGCAGCTTTTTCATTGGCCACATTTTTGTCCATGCCAAATGAGCCAGAAGTTCTACTGTAATAGTATGCTTTCCAGCCAGATTCTCTATGATGTATTCCAAATCAGGAACTTCTTCTGGCTTAATCTTCTTTTCATTACCTCTAAACCGGATTTTCTCATAAATTTCTTTACACTGCTCCGTATCAAGGAATCCGATTGGATATGGCTCAAATTCATCGCTGAGTGAAGCCTGTCTGGATGTCAGAATAACTGCACTAGGAATCCCCTTTAACCTCTGCAAGCCTGGATCATCGTGCAGGGGAACATTCACATTATCCACAAATAACAGCAGTTTTCCATCTGCAGCTAGATATTCCAGTTCCTTCCAGGCCGCTTCTAGGTTCTGCTCTGGTGTATCCTGCTGCTTAAACTTCAAGCAATTTTGCAGACTCTTATCCATATCCCTATTATATTCAATATAGCCCAGATGCCGGAAAGGCCCCTTTTCATCTTCTGCATGCTTATTCAGGTATTCCTCAAACAGCTTTCTGCAGATATGTGTCTTCCCAATCCCGCCCATACCACTCACCAGAACCGACTTTCTCCCGGTTTCTACCCTCTGGCGCAACTCTTGCAGCTCTGTTTCACGTCCGGTAAAATAGGACACTGGCTTTATGTTGGCATTATGGGTGACAACAAACTCCCGCTCATTATCCTGAAACATTATGATGTACAAATCTCGGCTAGCATATGCTCCATTAAAAACACAGTTCCTATTTTTGTTCACCACTTCTGGTTCCATTTACGCTGTCCCTCCCCACATATGAGCCATTGTATGTATTCCTGCTACCCTTATTAACTACCTTAGAATGGTCATCCACATTTCTGTTATTGATTATCTGCACGATCTTGACTACCTTACCTGCCGTAAAGATAGATACTAACAGCCCCGCTATGGAGCATATCCCACAAATAATATTAAACAAGTCCATTTTCCTATCCCCCTTTATCATTTCTTATCTATCGCCATTATATATTATCTAGGTTTCTATGCCAACTAAAATCTCCCAGACAAACAAAAAAGCCTGCTGACTTTTGTCAAACAAGCTCTCTATACCCTCTAATTTGTTCCAGATTCTTCTTTTACTCTCTCAATGATAACGTCGGTCTGCCTTCCGTGGCAAATTGATGGCAATCTGAATAGCCACAGGCCCCAATCCGTTCTTTCTGGTGCCTATCAGCTCCAGCCACAGCATTGTTTGTACTTCAATCCCGGCTGGCAAGGGCAGGAATCATTCCTCCCTACTTCCTTATGCAGCGTTTCCTAGATCTTCAGAATCCTCAGATACATGTCTTTAGGGAGGACATAGGCTCTGTTAGCAGAGGCAGATATAATCCGATTACGCTCGTTCAGCAGTTCAAAAGGAAATAACAATCTACAAATGCAACCTCCCTATACCCTCTAATCGCCCGTAATGTGCTATTTTTATACCCAGCATAAAAATAGTTTCTGCTTCAAAAGCGGCAATATAAACTCCTGTGTCACAGACTGTTCTCTAGCTTTTTTACAATCATAAACGAACGCTCGGATATCTGTTTTGCAATTGTGGGAAAGCGAGCGTTCGGTTTATTCTAGTGCATAGCAACAAGGATAAAATACAAAAAATAGCGAATTTTTAGACTTTCCTGACTTTCTTCCCAACAGAAGATTTTAGTTGTTTTGTTTTGATAAAAAAGCGAACGCTCGGATATTTACTTTTTAACCCTAAGATGTACATTTTACCCTAATTTGGAGGAATGAAAGCAGGCAACATTTCTAAAAGTAAGGGTAGGAATAGTATTCATACCCTTTAAAGTAAGTCTTTCTTTAACCTTAGAAGGCTGCGTAAGCTCTAACGCTTTATATACATCTGCCAAACAAAACCATGCCCCACTGTGAACTACCCATTGCTAAAGCCAGTGGGATTGCGGTAGACTTATTTCAAGCTACATATAATGCTATACGCTTTTGATTGTTTTACTCCAAGAAGTTTCATCACATCATCTACTGAGTTCGAATAACATAGCGGCCAATCGTTTCTCATTTTCTCGAATATCACTATAAACCGTACTTTGACTACAACCATATTCTTCAGCGATGGCAGCAGGAGAGATACCAGCAATACATCTGCTTTCCTGATATCGGTATCAATACGAGTATATCCATCGTTACAATATTCAGAATATGCTTCTACTGCCTCGGCCAACTGTTCCATAATTCGCCTAGTAGTTTGCCTCCCTTGCTCTACCGCCGCCTGTTCCCTTTTGCTTGGAAACAGACTGGAGATATAATCCCCAGCCATAGAAGAAAAAAGCCTGCTACCGTCTACCAGCATCCGAACCGCATCCTCCCTATCCTCTGGCGGCTGTCCAACCGCAGGCATACCTATACAAAGCACCAGTATTTCATCAAAGCACCTGTTAACATAATTGAACACCGTTTCCTTTACCACTCCCATTTTTGCAGCTATTGCCCTGCTACCTACAGGAATCTCCAGCATGTACCGATAGACAAAAGAGTTATATCTGTCCCTTGCCTGTCCATCATGGCAGCAGGAAACATATTCCCGATACTCCCTGATCAGTTGCCTCAACTCTTTCGTATTCCTGCCTGTACGATAGTTGGTATACGCATTCTTTAAAATCCGCCGGCAGCTCCGCACATCTTCAGGTTCTATATTTCCGAACATGATAGCAGGATCTGGGAACAAATTTCCCTTCCTGTTCTCTCTGTATTCCTTTGCAAAATAATCATAAAAGTATGTCAATCCTTATCACCTGCCTCAGAGCAGAAGTTCACTGCCCATATAATCTATTTCCTCCATGTTCACATAATTACTCAGGCGGTATTGGTCTACATGGTACCCATCCCACATGAATCTTTCTAGCCTCTCTCGATGTTCTGAATGGAGTATTTTGTAAAATCCTTTCTTTATACGTTCGCCAACCGCCTGCCTGCTACATCCAAATATCTTTGCAGTACCAGCATAGCTATTTCCTTGGTAATATGCACAGTGGATCATCAGTGCAGTTTTCTGATCCAGGATACGGAGAGCTGCATCCAACTCATTATGCAACTCTCTTTGATATTCACTGCCCCCAGCCAGTTCATCAATTTTTTCATTTGTTGAAAGCAGGTCAAGAAGATTACTACTCCTGTCTTCTGATATGTATTCATCAAGGCTCTTGGTTCTCATATTGAGTAACGTCTTCTCCAAATGATAGAGAGAACGGGCTGAAATTCCTAAAGCTTTCTGTATTTCTTCCGGTTCTGGCTCCCTTTTAAATTCAGCCCTGTATTTTAACCGAAATGTAGCCAATTTCCTCATTCTTATTTTAAGATATTCTGGTATATGCACACTGGAAGTATTACTGCCGTTGTATCTAAATATTGCTGTTTTGATATGGTTTTCCGCATAAGTCAAAAACTTTGCACAACGCTCCGGCTGGTATTTACTGGTAGCTGATATAAGCCCAATGAATCCCTGCTGCATGAAATCCTCCAGATCTTCTTTGCAACAGTCCCCTATATATTTCCTGATTACCCACCAGACAAACCTCTGATTGCACTCTCATCAGCCAGCCCCTGCTGCCGTTTATAACTTTCCCCTACTAATGCTAAATAATCTGGTACCGTTATAAAACGCATCCGGAGATCATACTTTACCATAACAGATTTTGCTAGGCAGCAGGATAAGAATGTTTTACCGCTTCCCGAAGTGTTTGACCATAGATAAATTCCTTTCCCTGACTTTTGCCATCGGTTTTGATAGTTTTTAAGAAAATCTTCGACTATTTTTCGGAGGTTTCCCATATCACGGGTATAGGAATCAAATCTAAATTTACTTAAGTACGCTTCTCGGAATTGTGGTGGCACTCCTGTGTCATCCTCCAGACGCTTTTTCTCTCTGCACCTTGTACATGGTCTAGCAAATTCAAGTGGTGCATCATACTCTTTCATTCTTTGTCGAAACAACTCCCACCCTGTACCACCACATACAGGACATATATCAGAGTTTAAACGAACTTTCTGATTGGTTTCCATACGTTTCACTCCTTTTTTTCCTATCTGAATAATTTCCATCTAGTGTTTTTGCCATATTTGCATCTGCTATTAGCCAGTCAAAACTTGCTGACCAGTTGCGGCTATTGCCTCCCTTTAAAAATTTGCTACTCTCTGCCAATTCAAACAAGCGCTTAAAATCATCTATGGAGTATCCTTGGCTAATTCTTGCCTTGATAGCTTTTTTACGTTTATCAGATAGCTTTGTAATTTGGGGGAACGATATGCAAATATCGTTATACATATCAGCTATAAGCTGATAATTTATTCTATTCTCTTTCTCTATATCTTTCTCTATCTCTGTTTGGAGTTTTTTTGGAATCGAATTGGAATTAAATTGGACATTTTCCAATTTTTTATCATTTCTCTTATATTTCGCCCACTTTGTTTCTGATCCAACCATATCCTGTAATCCTGGAAGAAAGATTTCGCCATTGGTCCAGATTTCAACAAGTCCAATTCTTTTCAATAACTCCATGGCTACAGTCACCGTATCAAAATCTGTTTTTGTTATATCTGACAACTTTTTTAAATCATATGGAATCAGCATATTACCTACTGTTCGTATAAGAATTCCATCTGTCTTTAAGGATTTTAAACACAATTTTAAGTAAAACAGGGAATATTCCTTTCCGTTTGGCTGTTCTTCCAGCCACTCAATGGCATCATCGTCAAAGAAATCCTCTTTTAGTTTTAGCCAATAATATCGTCTATTTTCGGCCATTTTTCCTGCCTCTATTCTACAGATGTATTTTCATCACAATATTTATCAAATTTTGCCCTGTCTACCAGAACCCGCCGCCCAACTCTGAATAGAGCACCCGTTGATTCTGCTACACTTCGTGCCATATTATTTCCTAGTCCTGCATAGAGGCAAAATTCATCTATGCTTAAAAGTCTTTTGTCTGATAATGTAATAATGATTCTCTCTTGTTCCTTAGCCCGCATCTCATTGTCTCCTTTTCTATAATGATATTTGTTAGTTTTACTTCTACCTGCTCTTATCTAAATTGCCTATAAATATAGATAAGAGTTTATATAAATATTATAGCAAACTGACTTTTTTACCTATTGAATCGTATCATCACACCATATAGGACGATATCGGATAAATTTTTAAAACTGTGTGGAATGAATGAAATAAATAGCATATTATACCGTAAACTATCAAATACCCTTGTCAAGTACTTTTTTAATTTTTTTACTGAAACTATTTACACCAAATTTGACACCATTTTGAAGTGTTCTTTATAAGAATTCATATCAGATAATAAGAATAAATACTTATTTTTTAATAGTTCATAATATCTAACAAAATACAATAAATTCTATATTTCTATCCACCGTGGACAGCAAGCCGGAAACAATCATGAACAGAAAGGGGACTGCTGCCCATGCCGGAAACAGCCATGAGATTATTTCAAAATTGATAACTGCCGCATCCTGCACCTGGTATCCTGCGCCGGCTCCCAGGAATCCCAAAATCCCCATAGACAGCGGCACCACTCCGAATACCAATGCGCCAATCAGAAAAGCCCTGCCGATATACCTTTCCTTTATCGAAAATACCCGTTGCCAAAAGCTCTGATCTCCAAATGGTCCAGATATAAGCCCTATTGCAGTGGGCAAACCAAATCCTAAAAACACATCCAGTCCGGCCGGAGAAATGATAGAGCCATACGTTCCATCATATCCAGCCAATCCCCGGAGCAGGGAATCGCCTCCTGTCTGCCGGATACCACTGAAAACAAAGGCAGCGCAAACAGCCAACATGAAAATAATCTGTATAGCATCTGTCATAATTGACGCCCTGATTCCCGAAAATTGTGAGTAAGAATATCCTATCACCGCCAAAATAACAGTAACAGCCCAAAACGGAAGACCTGTCACAGAGCTAAGAATTTTACTCCCCGCAAGTAGCTGAACCCCTGTAGATAAAACCGACAAACCGATCAGCTGAAACAGATAAACTCTTTTCACTCCAACAGACTGATATTTTTCAGCCATATATCCGGACAATGTAATGCCAAATGGCATTTCCCTCCGGATCTGCTTTGCGAATGGGATAAAAATAACCAGGCACAACACGTTCGGAACCAGAAACCAGAAAAGCCCTGCAAAGCCTTTCATATATGCGTTCTCTGTTGATGTAAACAGTGCCGGCGCCCATACCCATGTTGCCGCTATGCTAAATGAGGATAGCAGCCAGCCGGCATTACGATCACCAACACAAAATCCCTCAACGTCTTTTTCCTTTCGGGTCAATGTGACAGTTGCCAGAAGCATGACTGCCGCATAAGCCAGTAGAATACATATTCCTTTCATAAAAACCTCCTTCTTGATCGTCTGAAGGAGTTCTGCCTTCCCTGTCTGGTTCATCTCCTTTTAGGGAATTTTGGCATAAAAAAAGAGCTGTTGGCTCTACACCTGACAGCTCTCCAACACATGATTAAAATTTTACAGATACAGTCTATCACATTTCCCTTTGTATAGTCAATGTAATTTTTTTGTAAATAGGGGTTCTAACGTACTGACAATCCATCTACCCCAAAGATAAGTGCAGATAGCCTTTCTAGGGCAATGTTCAAGTCAGAATAGACATTTTCTTTACTCATGTTTTTCTTTTGTGCAATCTCCTTTACTGTCAAGTTTTCCTCTGCAATATACATATCATGAACAACCTCATATCTTCGTATATCCAGAATATTGGAAGATTTCTCGCAATATGCCTTGTATATTCCCATCATGGTATCAATATGGCACACCATAATGGCAGTTCTCGTTGCAGATCTCTTTATCGCATCTACTATCACCTCATCATCGTAAAGATTCATCATGCTGCAGAGTATATCAGCGGCGGATTCTTCCATCTGGCTCCGACCAAAAATTGAATTTTCTGAGTTATCCTTCAACATCCGATAATTTCTCAAAAGCAATTTTGTATTATGGAGTCGCCGATCTGCCGCCTTGCTGTGCATTTTCTTTTTTTCCTGTTCCATTGTTTTCAGGGCAGTCCTGGCTCCTATCTCTGCTGCCTCTTTTGCGATAGCGGCCAGTTCTTCCCTGCTTAAAGAAATCATTACACTTTTCTGTTCCTTTGATTCCGGTTTTTTCTCTGTATCTTTTTCCTCTCTGTTTACAAATTCATATATTGTTTTATCAACATCACTAGGCTCCATTTTCATTTCTGCCGCAATTCTCTCTGTTCTCCAGCCAGCCTTTTTTAGTGCTATAATCTTTTTTACATATGTTTTCTGTTCGTTCATGCCTTCACCCTCCACAATTTTTTATTTGATATATCTATCAAAATAAGATATAATATATCTGTCTGTTAGTGAGGGGAGTTTGCGAAAGCACTCCTCTTTCTTCTTGGCCCCCCTATAATGTTTCTAGTATGGCCACAGCTTGCTTTGTGATTATTGCACCCACCGACACAGCGATTTCCACAACCTCTTTTTTACTGCATGATCTGTAGATTTCTGAATTGTCTGCCCTGGATTTTGCGGGAACCTTGTCATAATCCTTCCTGTATTTTGAACACATTCTCAAATTTTATTTCTCCTTATGTCATAAACTCAGGATAATCTTCAATACTCATTTGCCCGGGTATGTTTATATTTTCTTTTACTTGTAGAGCTTTTGAATTCTTACATCCTGCCTGGGAAGTGTAGCGGTTCCTTTGGCTTCCGCCATGAAGCCGTTCCCAACAAACAGGTCCATATCCCCGTTTTAGGCTTGTGGTATCTTTTAACTTTCTTCCGCAACTCTGACATACCATTTCTCTACCTCTTATTCATTCCTGTTACCAAAACGTATAGGATACAAGCCATCATTCTTTGTCAATTATGCGTAGCCTCAAAATTTTCTATTGCCCATCTGTTTCCAGTGGCATATACCGCCACCTTGGTTCGCTCATATGGATTTCTGTTTGTCCTCTCCATATTCTTTACAGTATTTTCAGCATTGAATTTCTTGTCTTCGGACTGATTCTGTTTCTTCTCTGCCAATTCTATCCCTCCTAAAATTGATATATCACTTTCATTAGCCTTTATTTGACTGTTTAGATTGAGCTGAAGCATTACTCTGTTCTACTTGGTTATAAATTGTGTTTTATTCATCTTCACCAAATTCTATCTATCTCTTTTTATTTATAGTCCTCTTAGTTTAACTGGAAGGACTATTGCCTGCATATTTCCCGCTTTTACAATCATTGGAACATTGCTGCCGCCGAATCTTAAAACAATATCATCTTCATCAAAGGCTTTCAGTGTTTCTAATACTAGACTGGAATTGAAGCCAATTACCAGTTTTTCCATTTCATCATACAACTGTACAATTTCCGAATAATCCGCAGTGTTGTCCCTGATACTTAATTTCAGAGAATCTTTTTCGATTTCAAATTTAGTAGGTGTCTTTTCATCCGTACACAGCTTTGCTCTTGTAATGGCATCCAGCAACTCTCGCCGCTTCACCCTAGTTTCCGTTGTAAAAGAATTGAACATGTTAGCATATGGATAATACTTCCCTTTTACCAGCCTCGTATATACTTCATATTCATCCGACCGGAAAATGGCACAGGATTTATCATACTCAATGGACACATCTTCTCCCATTTCCAGTGCAAGCAATTTCTCTACGGCGCTGCGTGGTAAGAGCATTGCAAAATTCCCTTCAAAGTTCTGCTGATCCCAGGCCAGTACATGCCCATCTAAACCGACATAGTTCAATTTGCCATCTTTTGCTTCCAGATAAAGCGCTGTCATTATCGTATTTGTGCTTTTCTGCGGAATTGCATATAACACATGAGCCATTGCCTCTTTCAAGGCTATTGCCGAAATCTGCGTTTTTCCTTCGACTTCGGGCGTATGTTCTGCAGAATAAGGATAGGATTTTGCCGGAAAACTTTGGTATGAATTTTTGATTTTTCCTATTTTTATGGTAATGACATTTTTGTGGTCTTCTGTAATGCTGATCTCACCTTCCGGCAGATTCTTTATCAGCTCAAAAGCCTTCGCCGGGATAATAAAGGATTCCCCCTCCAAAGCTCCTATTTTGGCTTTGACTATCATTTCACCATTGCTGGCAATCATTTTATCCCCGTATACACAAATCCCCTGTAAAGTGGCGATATTGCTATTTTTGGGTACAACGCTCTTTAATTTGTCAATCTTCCTCGCAAGCTCTGACTTTTCAATCTGCATCCACTTCCACTCCTTCCAAAATCAATAATGTACCCCGATACTGTTTTAACTTAAAAGGCTCCAGATCCTCTATCTGCATATATTTCCTTCCATACCGGCTTTTCATATCACAGAACACATTCCAGGGAACCCTGAAGAAATCCCTGAACCCCATTGAAACCATGACAAAGCACCTGGCTCCCATTCTCTGAAAATCATTCAAATTCTGGCGCTGCGTTTCTGTAATAACCGATTCCTGTATCCTGTCTTTGTCTGTATGTTTCGCTTCAAAAATAATTGATCTTCCATCACACAGCACCCCTTTGTAATCCGGTTGTGCCTGCTTTACGAAACAGGCTATATACCTCCCCTGCTTTCGATCTCCATAGGGTTGCAAAGGACGCATTGGCTCTGGTGTCTTTTCGATAATCGCCACATTCTTTTCCCGATAGTAACTACATGAAGCACTCAGCATACTTTCAAACATAGCCCCTGCCATATTGGAACGCTTTCCTGAAATCCGTCTGTCCATATCATTCAAAGAATCCACCTTCCTCCGCATACTTTCTGACCTTATCCACAGTGGCTGGGCCAACTCCGGGGATAACACCCGGAGTTGCCAGCGATTCCAAAAATTTTCTCAGGCTTCCGCCCTTTTTGGCTTCATTCTTCCCTTCGCTTCTTGCCTTCTCAACACGATCCTCGACATAATGAACTAACTGTTCATCAGTCATCTTCCGCATTTTAACCGCTTTCTCATGAATCCGGGTTTCATCCTGGGTTCTGCGGCAATTTCTTTTTTTCATTCCTCTTACCTTCCTTTCCTGTCTGGTTACCCTCTGCACCGCAACAGCAGCCGTTGAATCTATGTATCCTTCTCCGTTTCTCCAAAGCACTCTGCTTCCCCCTTAAATGCTGCCAATTCCGGCATCTGTATTTCATACCTCCCACACATTTCCAGAAAACACTCCTGGCACATAAAAGCAAACTGTTTAGGCTGTTCTCCCCGTTGCGTTCTGGCGGATATGGCTACCATCTCACTTTTCTTTGCGAAAATTTTACAAGCACAACAGGTATCATATAATTTCTTTTTCATTTTTGGACTTACTGTTTTGACCTGTAATTCTGAGGGAAATTCTCTACGCATACCGCCTTCTCCAACAATAGGAATTAAGCTGTCTTTCATAAATACTGGAATCTTTGCGTTCTTACATTGTTTCACAATACTATCTATCCATTCTTTTTTAGGAACGATTTTGCCTTTTCCATTCCCTGTTTCAGCGCCAATTATTACCCAATCAGTGAAATTTGCGATTGTTATTTCTAAATTGCTTGAAAGGTCTTCCAAAATCGGTTCAATACTTAAGAATGCATGTGCATTGGATTGAATATCCTGCATTGTTTCTTCCGCTGTATAAGCCTGCTGAGAGTTTGTAACTGTCACCCCATACCACATGTTTTTATGTTCTTGAAATAACTCTTTTTGATACAGACTCACATATCTCTTGGGATTTTTCGTGAGAAATAGATAATTATGTATAGGGTATTTCTGACAAATATTGAAAATATCATTAATCCATTCATCTGGTATCCATTCTCCGAATATGTCGGCCATAGCGCCAACGAAAATGTTATTCCCCATCTTCAGCTTTTTCAAAGTATTAAAGCGATACCGATGAAGCGTTGGCTCAAAACCAAAAGGATAAACTAAAGTATTTCCTGTTTCAGACAGCATAGCTTGGTCTAAAATATACAGATTTTTTCCATCCTGTGTCTGCTGGAGGCGATAGTCATTGACTGCCGCTTTATTCCTCTTAATGTCTCCCGAAAATCTTATGGACATTTTTCTGGCATAGCAATACGGACACTCGTGCAGGCAACCAGTTATGGGATTCCATGTGTGATCGCACCATTCAATTCTAGATCGATTCATAGGCAGCCCTCCTTGCAAAACCTAATTCCTTTTCTTCTTTCCATTCAATTCCGGCAAAAGTGAGTTTCTGTCCGCACTGGTCGCAATATTGCGGCTGATAATTTGGTCCGGCATTTAAGACATGATTACACCTTGGGCAGTAAAGATTCTCACACTCCGTTACAACAAATCCAAACTTTAAATAAGTACTTTTCCTTGCAACTGGCTTTATTGCCTTTTTCTTTTTAATCATCTGTGGCTTCCTCCCAGTATTCAATGACATATTCTTTCTGTGCATTATTCCTTCCAGCCTGTTCAGGAACTACCCTGTGTGTGATTTTGGCAGCATATCCGCACTTTAAAAGGAGTGTCGCAATCTGCAGGCGGTCATCTTCATTCCACTGTACAGATCCTTTTCTTATGCTTCTAATCATTTGTTTTGTCATATAAAATCACCCTGCCTTTCTATGCTTCCCGGCTTTCCCCCACCCTTGAGCAGCGTCCTGCATCTTTTTTTCAAATACTTTCACAAAAGCCTTTACATCCGGCGGCATATCGCAATTATGAAGCCCTCTACACTGAATAACCCGATTTTCCCTATACTCCAATGTGAAATATGATTTTCCCGGAGCTTCCGCCTTTCTGATGAAAAAAATATTGGTTTCCCCGCTTGCTACCCGATTCACATATCCGCCTACACAATGATGCAGAGCTTCTCCTTCGGCCTTTATTTCATCTCCGTTTTTAGGAACTACCAAAATCAACCCTTTTCCTTTTATAGAGAAAGCATCTGCCCCTTCATTCTTTTTAAACATTTCTTCTATGGCCTTTTGGGTTTGCTCCATCCGCTTCCTGTCAAGGGTTTCCTGCTTTTTTCTTTCTGCGGTCGCTTTCTTATTCTGTAATGCCTGATATTCTTTCGCGGTTCTGTCATGAACCCTTTTAAAGTTGGTAGGCATATAAATAAACATGTTATCCAAATCATATTTCAATGCCTTACACCAACCGAGATACTCCAGCCAGTCTTTTGCCATGTTGCGTTTTCTCGCAACAAGAGGGTCTTCACGTTCCTGGTATCTTATGTATGCATAATTACCACATTTAAAGTTATCTCCCAATGGATACCTTTCACTTTCTTTTCCGATATATTTAACTAACTTGTAAAGGGACACTTTTCGATTTGCCTGTTCCAACAGGTCTGTATTGCACTCAAAGGTTTCATAGTATTCCCTCAGCTGATCCGGTTTTAATTGTAAGCCTATTGTTTGGGCTACCTGGAGCAAACGTAATTCATCATAGTTACCATCAATGGACTGCAAAATTTTAGTGTTCACCTTATTAAGACCTAAAATTTTATAAATCGTTCCACCTTTCACATTGATTTTTCCGGTAGCTCCATAATATGTAGCGTTGATGATTCCCTTTGCCAGTTGGTTAAGCCCCATCTTGCAGATCCATTCTAATTCCGGGAATTCCAGAAAACGCTGGATTCCTCGTTCATATAGAAGTGATATGGTTGGCATATTTTTAGAAAGCGTTTCCAAAGCAGAATATTTCATAGGGGTATGTTCCCATGCTTGCGGTAAATTCCCCGGATATAAAATACATTCCGCACAAGCAATTTTGCCTTCATCATGGCACCAGCGTATTTTTCCAGACTGCTTAAATTCTGCGTACTCATACGGATCGCACTTTGGCTTTCCATCTGGAAAGGAGTAAAACTGTCTGGCATATTCCTTTATCCCCTGGTAAACACGCTTGTGTCTAATCGTCTGTTCTGGATATTTGTGAATCTCACGATAAACATGAAAATACCGCCAAATAAATCCTTCTTTTGTAGGATTTACATATGCAACCCATCTTTCATCCGTAATGCGGCAAGGGAGTTTTCCTTTGGCTTTTATCGTGACCTTGCTTTCACAGAAAGGACATATTCCTTTCTCATTATTTCTCAAATGAATATCTTTCCTGTTTACCAGCCCAATTTTACCACAATGGGTACATTCGCATTGTGCAATCCCCTTTTCAGTCTCCTGGTAAATAAGGTATCTGCTAAAGCTCATGGCCGAATCAAAAGCCCATGACCGGAATTCTTCTGGCTCTTGTTTTACTTGTTCCATTACTGCATCGATTAAATCTGTTTCCTTTTTATGTTTTGTGGCCAGCCTTTTGGCTTTTACTTTTTCCTGGAATCTATAAACTGCGTTCCACGGAACTGATTTATCTTCCTGATCTGCGTATTCCTTAAAAAATGTTGTAATAAGTTCCTGCTCCTCATTGGAACGAATAAAAATAAGTTTCTTTCGTACAAGGCAATTTTTTTCTTCATCCCATGTTGATTCAAATACACGGAATTCATTCATCATGGAAAATGATGCCGTAAGCCATTTGATTTTTTCCACTCTCAAATCTTGAGTTATATAATCTTCATGAGAGAGAAATGTTCTGAAAGCTGCTCCCTCTTTCCCTTTTGTAAGCTCTGAAATATTATAGAAAGTTAAGAGTAATATTTTATTATCCTCAACCAGTCGAGCCGTTACAATATGGTGCATGCCTTTCAGCTGACCAGCAATCACCATCATATCTTTGCTGGCTTTTTCTCTTTCGATTGCAGATAATTTCCGTTTTTCCATACGAGCCGCCCCCTTACATACCCATCATGGAAAACATATCCATCTGGCCTTCCAAATCTTTATTGCTTCTTCGGGTTCGTTTTTCTTCCTCATTTTCTACAGGAGCAGGAGATTTTCCCTTTTCCTGTGCTGCCTTATTTTCAGTTTTACGATTGCCCGCATTTTTTTTCGCTTTGGCTGCCCTTTCCGCTGCTTTTTTGGTCTTTTCAGCTTCTTCCGCCTTATCATCTTTGTGGTAATAATCCTCAGCCCATTCATAAACCACTTCATCACGAACAGCGGCGAAATTTCCGCTTGCCTGCTTTCTGGCAAGGGAATATACATAATCTAAACATTTCTCCCAGGTTTTATGCTTCTGGAGAACATCCTCCGATAAACCTTTGTCTTCTTTACACCGTTCCAGAAGATAGTTAATAATCGGATCCGAAAATGACTTATCCTTGGCATTTTTCAATTCATCTTCGAGTTTTTTCTTCGCTCTTTCTTTTACATCCATAGCATTTTCAGAAATCACAGCCGACAATGAATCAAGGTTTTCTGTTTTCTCAGCTATATCTTCTCTGTTTCCTTGTTCCCTGCTTTCTTCTGACAAACCATTGCTTTCAATTTCGCTGATTCCCATATTCAGCCTCCTGTTCTTTGAAATCGAAAAACATAAAATAACGCTCTTTTTCCACAGTTTTTTGAGTGGTTCTGACACTACTGATATTTTTAAAAAGGGTTAATGTCCTTCTGAAATGCCATACTTTGCTAAAATAAATTGGCATATACCAAAATTCCTGTCTCTCTTTCTCTACAGGCATAAGTGGCGATCCCACTATCGGATTTGTCATCGTATTTGCAATGACGATATATCCAGGACACCCCAAGAGAGATAGTTGTATATAAGCCATCATGCCGACTACCCGATCAATGTCCTGACCAACAAAAAGCACATGATTGTGATAATATACATTCTGGCGTCGTAGAGTGCTAACTGCTGCTATCATCATAGCTCCGCCGCCTATACACGGATCACATATAGAAATCCAACCGTCTTTATCAATCGCTTTCTGGCAGTTTCCCATTGTCATTTCAGACATAAGCTGGCTGATACTGTATGGCGTAAAAAATTGCCCTTTCCAATGATTTCCTAGTTCTAAAGACATGTATAATTCACCAAGGAAGTCTTGGTCTGGATTTACCTCCAGTGCTTCCACCAGAATAGCGAATAATTGTGCAGGTTTTTCTACACTGCCCAGACGCTTTATGCACTCTGCATATTCCTTTTCGCGGTTCTCATGCCGCTTCGGTGACTTATCCACGGCATTTGCTATCGAGCAGGCCATAACCGTAATTACATCAGACCAAACCTCCCATGGCTGGCGGGAATAACATAACTCCCTGATGATTTTTACAAATTCCCCCTTGTGCCCCTGAAAACTTCTTTGTGTATGCCTTTTCATGCCCGTATCTCCTGGCTTAAAAATCTGTCAGCCATATTCTCTACTTTTTTCCAGGCTTCTTTTCCGCTAAGTGTTGCCAATAACTCCAAAACAAAATTCCGCTTTCTTAAACCTCCGTTCTCGCTTGCCTGTTTCATAAGATAATCAAACAGTTTATTTTGACTATCTGTATTCAGATAATCCAATTTCAACAACATCCTGGTAAATGCATTTTCCCAGTAAGCCTCTTTCCGGTTTTCTGGAACCCCTTGCAATACCATTTCGGTAATCTGCTTTTTTCTTTCCTCCACCCCTGTGAACTGAATAATATTATTTTTCATTGCAATTCCTCCATCCGTCACAAAATAACGTGCTGCGTTTTCTTTTCTCCCTCAACATATCACAAATAACGGTATTCGTCAATACTAAAATAACGAATAAAGAGATTTTTTTCTTTTATTGCTTGACTAAATTCTTTTACACGTTATAATATAACGGAAGGGAGGTGCTCCATGCTCAAGTCAAAATTAAAGGTTTTACTTGCCATGCATGATATGAACCAAAAACAACTTGCAGAGCTTACCGGGGTCAGACCTCAAACAATCACCAACATTGTGAATAATAAAATCAAGCAGATTCCAGTAGAAGCATTGGATTCTATCTGTGAAGTTCTTAATTGTGATGTGTGTGATGTATTTGAGCATATCCCCAATCCTAAGCCTGAAAAGACGGAGAATTAAAATTCTCCGTCTTACAATCATTCTGGAGTAATATTCAGCTTCATTTACTTTTCGATTTCTGACGAAACATTGCCTTTAAACGAATTTCGGGGTTGGTTTCATAGGCTTTTATCTCCGCCAATGTCTGCTCGATATACAACGCTGCTGCCTGATATTTTGGACTTTCTCTCACTTCGTTACGATAGTTCGCTACTTCCTCTCTAGTTATTATCTGTTTATCAACCAAAATTCTAAGCAGAGCCTGTACATCAATAGCTGTATTCAACATCATCTGTTTATTCTGGATATCTAATTTGGCTGATTCTAAATCCGCCAGTTGATTTACTTTTAACATTTTTCCTCCTATTCAGACTTTAGTTCCCCTTTTACAATCTTCTCACATTCATCAATCACTCTCTGAGCTAACCATTTCCCATTATCACTTAACATCTCATTTTCAGATTGTTGTAACTTGTATTGTTCAAGGATATCCACAACCTTATTTCCATCATAAGTGTCTGCTTTTCTTTTTCGCTCTGCCACTTCGTTGCATTTCTCAAGAAACAAATCGTTCCGTTCAAAAAGCTGGTCTGGTTCTAAGCCTGATTCCTCATAATCTTTAAGCTTGCACAGACACCCATATAAGATTCCACTTGTCTTGTGTGAGAGAACTTTTCCCTCGGAAATATCCTCCCATGGTAGCCCTTTTACACTCCAGTGTCCCTGATTATCTTTCTGTATCAACATTCTCTGCTAGTACCTCCTTCATCTTCTCTGACACCGTTGGCAGTTCACAGAGACGAACGCTAAATTTACTTCCTTTACCATTCCAACTGCACCCACCACAATCTTTTTCATCATCTGGATTAGCTGCAAACATCTCCTGACACTCTTTAAAATCCTGTTCCATTTCTTCTGTCACATGAATCCAAAGTTCTACTTCTGACGATAAACGGCAACTAACTTTTTTCATCGTTACCTTCCCCTTTCTCTGTTTGATACCCATAGCGCTTTCTTCTTGCCGCAACTCTCACTTTTGCGATACTTACTCCTACTTGTGTCAGCTCTGCCTCGGCAAATCTTAAATGGCTTCGATTCAGTTCCAGGTTTTCCCTATTATCTATCAATACCAGATTAGCAATATCGCAATTATCTTTATTGCCGTCCAGAAAACTTACCTTTTTCCCTTTTGGAATCAAACCGTTATGTTCTTCCCATACTTTCCGGTGCATTAACTCAAATCTCTTCCTTTGTGTCCCATCTTCTTTTACTTTCTGAAGAAGATAGCCGTCCGTGCTATGGGTATATGCTCCGACTTTCATGTGATTGGCTGGTATCTGCCCTTTCTGGAACATAGTTGCCTTGCACTTTTCATACTTCTCTGGACTCATGTTCTTTCCCTTGTTTGCAGGTACATGTCCTTTCTGAAATCT